ATGTTTAATGGACCGTACATGATACAAGATGTTGAGCACGTGATTACACCCGGTACATTTGAAACAACACTTACGGGAGTTAGACAAGGTATGTTTGATTTACCGGCGATAGATAGTTTCTTACAAAGTATCAACAAAAACCTTTTAAGTAAAATTGAACAAGCGGTATTAAATAAGAAAGATGAGGCACCTAATCCGGCAGTGGCAACAACAGATAATGGAAAAGCGGCTAAAATAGTTCAAGAGGCGGCGGCAACAACTGCAGCTCAAAATTCTTGTACTGCGAAACTGAATCCAATATACAGTGAGCAAGGATGGGTTACCGATGTTGCACAAACAACTTCTTTATCTGAAAAAGAATTTAAAGACGCTATTGTTCAAAAAACAACTAATACAATACTTCAGACAATTATTTACTGTATTTGTTACGTTAGAACCCATCAAACAGGACCTAAAACTTCGGCATTTGTTGGTGTTAACAATAACTTTGCTTCTGTAACATTGGATTTAGATTATGGTAATAACAACATTTACTTTACCCAAGCACAAAAGAAATATGCTTGTTTAGATGTAGCTAAGACTAATTCAACAACCAAAACAACACCTAATGTTTTACCTATTGCAAACTTTGAAAACGTAGGCAGATTTATTGATTTTATGATTTCTAAATTGCAACCTAACCTTACAAGAATAACACAAATGGGGTTAACTAAATACTATGTTTGTTACTGGCCGTTAACAAATTTAACTGAACAATATTACGATACAAATAAAGACAAAGAATTTACAACAGTACAGGCGACTTTTGAGAAGGCAATTAAATCCGCAAACTCATTAGGATTACCTGATTTGGATGGTGTTTATAGTGTAACACCTGTTGTTTCACCGTCAATTTCGGCAACACCTGGATTAACACCAACAGCCACAAGCCCATCTACACCAACTCCAACACCAACTAAAGGAACTGTACCACCACCTACTCCTACACCAACACCTTGCCCTAAACCAATTATTAGTTCATTTACTCCAACGTTGGGAGGCGAAAATACAATTTTAACAATAAAAGGAAAACAACTTGATTCAATAACAGCGGTTACATTTAACAATAATGTGAATGTAATTAATGGTCTTATTAAATCTAAAGACGGGACGCAGATTATTGTTACAGTTCCTAAAATATCAATTGCCACAACACAAGGAATTCAAATCACAGTAAAAGGACAATTTGATAATGCAACAAGTAGTAGTAAGTTTACATACAATCCTGCAACCACAACAACAAATGCTCCTGCTATACCAACAGACACGAGCAAAGCAAGTCTACAGACTCAAAAAGAAATTTCTACTTCTACAAGTTCAACAAGACAGGACGGACAAACGGGTTCTAAGGTTCTATTAGAAACTGAAACTAATGGATTAAAGGGTATGGAGAAATTGGTTATATCAATTAACCCTGAAACTACTGGTTGGAGATTAAACTCACAAGCAGACCTAAAACTTCAATTAGTAACAAATAAAAAAGGACCAAACAATACTCAAATACAAAGTAAAAGTGATATTAAGAAAACTGCACTACCAGGATATGTTACGGATAATTTACAAGAATTCGAAATTAATAATCTTGAAGTTATTAATATCGCTCTAGATTACTTTACTCAGGAAGAATTAAACGCGGCATCATATCTTAATGGACAAGTTGACGTTATTGCTATTTCAGCTAACTCAGGCAATCCTCAAACATATTATACTGCGTCATTAGTAATCTATTTTAACACTTAACATACTAACGGTATATTTATAATAAAAAGATTTTTATGGATTTAAAATCAGCATTGAACAATTACCTTGGAAAATCGGTGAGATATTCTGAAGAAGATAACGGTGACGGAAGTAAACAAGTTTGTGACTTGGATACTGGTGACTGTTATACAGTAAGAGAAAGGGACGGACTAATTGAAAGAGCAGGTCATCAAACAACGGCTAACAGAAAAGTTAGAGTAGAAACTGCCAAAGGAATAAAACAACTTTTAAACGGATAACATCATGAGCTTAGATAGAAAAATTATCAGCGAAATTGAAAGATATAGAAATATCAACAAATACATAATAGAGCAGGCTTTAGATGCTGCTGCACCCCCACCACCTGCTGACCCAGCGGCTGACTTAGGGGCGGTAGCACCACCACCACCTGCAGACCCTGCAGCGGCGGCACCCCCACCACCAGCACCAGCGGATGCGGCACCTCAACGAATTGATGTTGAAAACGACCCTGATGTTGAGAAGATTGATGACGATGGTAAATCTGAAGATAAGAAAGATGATAAAGAAGAAAGTAGTAGTGAAGAATTAGATATCACTGAACTTGTTGATTCTCAAAAAAGTATTGAACAAAAACAAGAAGATTATTTTGAAAACTTGTTTGGTCAATTAACTAAATTAGAATCAAGATTAGGTGAGATGGACCAAATCATGTCTAAACTGAATACTCTTGAAGCTAAGATTGAAAAGTATAGAGAAAAAACACCACAAGAAAAATTAGAGTTAAGGTCTTACGATTCATATCCATTCAACCAAAAACTATCTGATTTCTTTGATGATAAGAAAGAAGAGATGGAGTTAACAGGTAAGAAAGATTATGTATTAACATCTGACGATGTCACTGATATTAATCAAAATGATATCAAAAAATCATTCCAACCAACAGAAGACGATTTAATGTAATTAAAAAAATAATAATGAGAAGGTCATCGAAAGATGACCTTTTTTTATTTGACATAGAACCTATTTATACCTATATTTAATAAACAATTTAATAATTTTAATCAAAAAAACATGAGTAACGTATTAGACGCCGTATTGGCACAGTATGAGAAATCACAGAATTCATCGGGCGGGGCCCAAAGTAAAATGTCGCAAGACGAAAGAATGAAAAAGTATTTCGCTTTAATCCTTGGTGATAAAGAGAAGTCAGGACAAAGAAGAGTAAGAATCCTTCCTACTCAAGACGGTTCATCACCGTTTAAAGAAGCTTGGTACCACGAAATTCAAGTTGGTGGTCAATGGCAAAAGTTCTATGACCCAGGAAAGAATGACAACGAACGTTCACCTTTAAATGAGGTTTACGAAGAGTTAATGTCTACGGGTAAAGAATCAGATAAAGAATTGGCGAAACAATATAAGTCTCGTAAGTTCTATATCGTAAAAGTAATTGACAGAGACCGTGAAGAAGACGGACCAAAGTTTTGGAGATTCAAACACAATTACAAGAACGACGGTATCTTGGACAAAATTATTCCAATTTGGAGAAACAAAGGTGATATCACTGACCCTACAACAGGACGTGATTTAATTATTGAGTTAACAAAATCTAAAACACCGGCAGGTAAAGAGTACACAAGTGTATCTACAATTATGTACGAAGACCAAGCTCCTGTTCACGCAGAAAAAGAGCAAGCAAATGCATGGATTAACGATGAGTTGACTTGGTTGGATGTTTATTCTAAAAAACCTGTTGAGTACCTTGAGGCAATTGCAAGAGGTGAGACACCAAAATGGGACACTGAAAAAGGTGGATACGTTTACGGTGACGCAACAGTTGCTGAAGAAACTTTTGGTGGTGGCAAAAAGGCGGCACCTGCAAAGGCTGTTGACCCTCAAGCTGAAGCTGAGGCTGATTCAGATTTACCATTCTAATTTATACGGGTGGAGGTAATACTCCACCCTTTTTAATTTATTATATGACATTTAAAGAAGAAATTGAATTACAATTAAAAGACAATAAAACATTGTCTTATGAAATATTGAGTCAATTAAAAGATAAAGGATACTTCTCAGGTAGAAGTAAGCAAATTGGTGATACAGTTCTGTTTGGGATGATGAAAGAAGTAGACGACAAGGGTCAAATGACATTTAGTCTAATCACTTTTCACGAAGAAGAAGTTGGAGTTTTGTATGAACAAGACGAAACATTTTATAAAGGACCAAAACAGAATAAATTACCAAACATTAAAAGAATAGAAAATGGCGGGAATTAAGAAAAAAGAAGGTGGAGGAGGATTTAAAGATAAGTTCTCAACCAAAACAAAGTATAAAGAAACTAGCTACTACTTTTGTGGAGATGCTTTCTTAAGTGCTAGTGGATTACCAGGTCCTGTTATGGGAGGTATTAATATGTTCTTAGGACATAGTAATAGTTCTAAAACAACCGCTATGATATTAGCTGCGGCTGACGCTCAAAAGAAAGGACACTTACCTGTCTTTATTATTACTGAAAAGAAATGGAGTTGGGAACACGCTGTTGAATTAGGTTTAGATGCCAAGAAGAACTCTGACGGAGAGTGGGACGGTGACTTCATTTTTAATGATGGATTCGATTATATCGAACAAGTTACCGACTTCATCAATGAAGTATTGGATGCTCAAGAGAAAGGAGAGATTCAACAATCAATTTTATTCCTTTGGGATTCAGTAGGTTCAATTCCTTGTAAGATGACCTTTGATGGTAAGGGTGGTAAACAACACAATGCGGCAACACTTGCTGACAAGATTGGTATGGGAGTTCACTCAAGAATTTCTAAATCAAAGAAAGAAGATTATGCATACTACAATACTTTAGTTGTGGTTAATCAACCTTGGGTTGCTCTTCCTGATAATCCATTTGGACAACCAACAATTAAAGCAAAGGGTGGTGAAGCATTATGGTTAGCATCTTCATTAGTGTTTTTGTTTGGTAATCAAGCAAGTGCTGGTATTAACCACATCACAGCAACCAAAGGAGGAAGAACTGTGAGATATGCGATTAGAACTAAGATTTCAATTTTGAAGAACCACGTAAATGGTTTGGGATATAATGATGGAAAGTTAATTGCTGTACCACAAG